GTTTTGTTTTCCTTTGGGTTTGCCGCCCTTCTTTTTTCCTTTGCGGCTGAAATTTTTCTTTCGTGGTGGCATTGATAACGCTTGCAATTATTCCTGGTAAGGTTTTCTTGTAAATTTTTCTGAAAAGTTTTTTGTGTTCTTGTGCGATTTGTTTTCTTGCGTTTCTTTTGACTGATGCTAAGAGTGCTTCTGACATCTTTGTTTTGTCGGAACCTGAGCAGTCCGACAGCCGGCTCAGTGGCTTAATGCGAACCAGTCAAAATCAATGTGAGGTGAACCCTCTCCAGACTCATAGCCGAAGTAGAGTTTTTTGAGTAGACGGTCTGAGACATAAGATTTCTTCGCATTTTCCCACAAAGGATCTCCTGCCAATGTGGGGTCTTGTGTCTCGATATAGGCATCTATGAGAGTTTGCAACTCCTTTCGCATTGCAATGTCGCCCCAAGCGACGTTTCTCATTCCACAAAGTCTCTGAAGCTGTTCATCAGGTGTGCGTTCAGTGCCACCTTGCAAAATATTTGAAAACAGCTTGTCACGATTGATTGTGTGGACCCATTTCTGTGTTTCATGATTGAAGTTGAAGTGCATCGACAAGAAACCAAGCTCATAAAATGGGCGTGCATCCCAGCAAGGTGATTCAAAAATGAATCCGAAGTCTCTCCAGACAAGTTCTGCGATTCTCGGTCCGTTGAAGAAGGGAACAACTGCATCACTCACAGTGAATGTGAGATCATCACCAAAAGTGGCAATGCTGCAGTGTTCTTTGAAAGCTTCAATATCATGATTGACCATCATAATCCAGCAATAACACACTGAGAATAGCATCATCAGTGAATTGTCATGTGCGGTTCCAACTTGTCCAGTCAAGTTACCGCCTGTGCCATACGCGCCTTTTAAAAAGGCCTTACCGTCAGGCATCACAATTGGTATTTTTGCAATCATTTCGTACGCATGTTTGATCTTGAGCCAATTGTCGTACGTTCTGTCTTTGTCACACAAGGATTCAAATTTGAGCTTAGCTATGTTCTCCAACACAGCTTCGAACATGTGCGACTCCCAACCACCTCCATCGATCTCCCAACCGTTGGGGTGTTTCCCGAGATGCTCAGCAAGCCTTTGCATTCCTCCAGCATAAGGTGACCAACCAAGTGCTATCATGTTGATCAAATTGTGTTTTTGCATGCGATGATGTGAGTCATAACATGTCATTTGCATGAGCATATTGTGCAGTGCGTCAACAGCGACGACATTTCTCAACCTATTTTGCACAATCTTTTTCCTTGGCAAGATTTCTTTTTTGACTGTCACATGTGCGAGACACGGTTTTTGCCAAAAATTTCGGTTCCATTGTTGTTGGTAGAAGTTGATGAAGTCCTCATCCTTGTAGGTTTCTTCTTTGAAAGGTAGTCCAACGAGATTCCAAGGTATTCCTGCAGATTTCTTCTTGAATTCGATGTCAGTTTTCTCGAGGACTTGTTGGTAAGTTTGAATTGCGGCATTTTTCCAAGTGGGGTGCACTATCATAGAGACCCAGTCCCAGGCCAGTGCAAATGCAGGTTTGTTATAATTTTGGGGGGCAATTTGTTGGAAGCGCTCAACAGCGGCGTAAGCTGCTGAAACATTAGGTGCATTCATTAAATGTGTTTGCTCAAAATTAATGTTTAACGACTTAAACAATCCTTCTAACACTACATCATTATCCCTTAACGACTTAGGCTTCCCAATTCCCATTCCCAATTCCCCGACATAAGGTATCTGCTCGCTCAAACTGATTCCGTCTGGGTGGGCTTTTCCGGACGAGTGCCATTGAACTTGGCTTGCAAAAGTTTCGGGGTAGTGCTTGAGCCAGCAACCGAGTTTATCGGCTTGGGTTTTGTGTTCAAAATTTCCATGAGCTCATCGTCCATTGGAATGAAATAGCCGGGTGAACCAGGCTTTCCATCTGAACTGACATGAATGCCAACGAGCTCTCCAGCCGCGTTGGTGATGGCAGCTCCTGACACTCCACCTTCAGAAGTGTAGCTGCCGGCACCCATGCCTTGCGCTTTGTATGTCACGCCTCTTTCAACATCGGTGTAGATTGTATCCACACCAAGCATGACAATGCGCCCCGAACCAATTTGCACCGATTTGCCCTTGTGACAAGCCCAGACAAAGATTGGCATTCCAACTACAGGTTTTGCCATTTTCCAAGCCTTCATTCCTTCTGGCTTTGGGAAAAGCATCAGGTCCTTTCCAGGGACTCTAATGCCTTGGCATTTGAGTTCTGAGTTGGGGTTCCAGAGTGTTTTTTTGAGACCAAATTCGTAGCCATAATCTGCTCGAATTGCTTCTTCACTCTCTTCAGTGCCATGGCAGACGGCAAAGAGCCATTCACCGGCTGCTCCACCGGAAGAAACTTCTCTGGTCACCGCACCATTCTTTCTCTTCATCATAGCATTGATCTGCGCAACCTTTGTGGCCCCATCCACTGGCACTAACGGGTTTGCTGCATTGAGTGACTCGCTTTTTGCATCAACTTTCTTCCTGTTGAGATTAGCGAGAAACTCAGCCGCATCATGTTCGTTTTGCTCAGCAACAGCTGCCTCAACCACTGGGTTGGATTCCACTTTCAGCAGTGGTTCCGGTGTGCGCTTTGACTCTTTGCTTTCTTTGGGCTCGTCGGGATGGTGATTGTGGTCACGTTCGGGCACATCCTTCTTCAGAACGCGATATTTTTTTTCCACCGGACGAACGGGGATGGCTTGCATCGCCAGTGCCTTTCCTTTGCAAGTGAAGCAGGTGGTAGGTCCAGTCCAAGTTTCATCGTCCAGACCGTATTTCTTCTTCTGCTTGGCGATTGCTTGTGCACTCATGAAGGCCTGCTGTTTGCAGACCTTGCACATGAAATGAAACCGGCCTTCCTCATCAAAACGAGCAACAGCAGAATCTGTCGTGCCGGCATCCCAGTACCGGTCGTCAATCTCGTTGCCGGGTTCGACCTCTGACTTGTACTCACGTGCGGTCATTCTCACACTTGGGCCAGCTGCTCCCATTCTAAAGACCGACTTGGGCCTCTGAATTGGCGCATCCGCTGCGGCCTTGTAAGTGAGTGCATGTTCAGTGCCGATTTGTGAAAGGGCACGCAGAGCGCGGGCTCTTTCTGTTTCTGTACCAGTTTTGAATGTATGCACTTTGCCTTTGCGGTCCTTGAAGCTGACTGTGTGACCTTCCTCGGAGTCAACATCGTGAAACAGCTTATCATCATCCAGCGTGATGTAAGTGGCAGGGCCACCATGCATCCTGAGCATATCAATCATGTCCTCGCTGTTGAATTCGACTTGGGCGATCATATCACCGACCACGAGGAACACACTTTTTCCTGATTCTGTTCCATCAGAGTCATACCATCCATGAACTCCTTTGAGAAACTTGCCTCTTCTTCGGCCAGAATCATAAGCGGCTTGCGCAGCACGCTTTTGTGTGCCTCTTCCTCCCTTGTTTTTTCCTCTTCCAGACTCAGTCGACTTTTCAAGTGGTAAGTCCCGAACGTCGACAATTCGACGCGGGGGTCGCTCAGCCACAGTCTGGGCTTGGACCGACTCAGCCTCTCGAGCTCGAGGGGGTGTTTTTCGTCTCCCTTCTTGCCGCGCCCTTTGAGCTTTCTTGTTCTCTTTGTCAATTTTGCTTTGGTTGAGTCTTCTTTGCAGGTCGACAACATGAGCTGTGAGGGTAGTGATTTCATCTCGATTTCTTCGGAGCTCAAGCAGGCAATCTCCTGCGAGTCCTTTGATATCCTCAGCCTTTTGAAGTGTTCCGAGAGATGCATCAGCTGTAACGCTTGCTGCTCTTGCACCATAGACTCCCGCTGCCGCTCCGATTGCGCCCATGGCCACAACTGCTCCAGCAACAGACTCGCTCTTCTTTTCTTTGGCCTCTTCTTTTGGCTTGAGCCATTCAGGAACAGCTCCTGGTCCAGCGACAGCTGTTGCCGGTGTACTTCCTGGAGTGGCTCCGGGTCCAAAATTCTTGACTGCTTCTTTTTTGCATTCTTCACAGTTGGGATTCTTGACAATGGCATGGCGGCCTGATCTGTGGAGGGCCAACTGAGACCACTTTGTGAGCTCAGCATGGGCTTTTCGAGTATCATCTGGGTGTCCAGCGGCCCATATCGCAGCTCCAGCAGCGACAACACCGGCGCCAACAAGTGCGACAGTTGTCTTGGGGTTTGCGGCAGCAGTGTCTCTGGCACTTTGGGCTGCGTATCTGAGCTTTGCACAGATAAGGTCAGGCGTTGGCCAAGGCTTTCTTGATCCGACCACAGCTTTCTCAAACTCACTTGAGTTGCCATCTGCTCTTTTGTCATAAAGGCGGACGCGAGCAACTGCAATCGCGAGATTGATTCGAAGTCGCGTACGGTCCATTCTTCTCTGGACATCGAACGTTCCATCGCAGATAGGTAACCCGCAAATTTCACAGTCGTCGTCGGAAAACTGACTGACTTCATCCCTTGCAAAGATTTTGCCCTTGCAGGAAATGTCGTAACTTCTACTGCAGTAGCGGAAAGATCTGTCGCCTGTCCATTCAAGCCAGCCTCCAGCTGGCGGCCCTCGAAATCGGTCATCCGGTTTTTCAGGGTTGATGGTTTTCACAACACCAAAAGGCAATTTGGCAACAGGTTGCGCAACTGGCTGTCTTTTCGCCTCAGTTGAACTTTCCGCAAACCAAGGCACAGGCGGATCTGAGTCTGCTTTGCAATCAGCCGCTTTGCGTTGCTCAATGGACATTTCAATGAGCTGTGTCTGGTGTTTTTTGAGTTCTGCAATGTCTTCATTGCACTTGAGACAGTTGCCATTGCGCTGTAAATTCTCCGTGCCTCTGCAGCGCACGCATTGCACAAGCTGGATCGCAGGCTCATTGCATTTGTTGCAATTGCCATTTTCCTGCAGTTCTCGCATTTCGTGACACTGCGGACACTCACCAACCGACGTGCCCTTTGGCCCTCCATTCAGGTTTCTCATCAGACTGAACATTCCGTTTGTTTTGCTGATGACTGCCCCTATTTGTCCTGTGGGATCTGGGAGCACACTGGTTGCGAGAGCCATGAGCAAAGAGGTGTTTTTTTGATGCTCATCACTTTTGACTTGGTAAACAGCACGGTCATAGGTGCTCTCTGCTTCAACTCTCTCAGCTGGAGTCAGCCCTGTGAAATCGGGCATTCTCGGAATCGGTACGGAAGGGGCTAGCAATTGTGATGCCAGCATCGCACTCCCGACAATCGCGATTCCGTCCAACTCTCCGTCTTTGGTTTTTCCTGCCTTAACTTGCGTGTATTTCGAGTGAATGGCTGATCCGGCGACAACTCCTGCCACGCCGACTGCCAATTTCTTGAACATGCTAATGCTTTCGTCTTTTTTGGATTCAGACGTCATTGCTGTTCTCTGTGAAATGAAAATGAGGTTAGCTTTAGCCACTAGGGCGATGCTTTCCAAATTTAAAAGTTGAGGTAAGTGGGTGAGTGTAAAAGCAATTTCTCTGATGGAAATTGCTTATGTAGAGAATGAGGGTAAAACGATTTTGAACTTTGGAGAACTTGACAATGTTAAAAACTGAGTCAAGG